TCAGAACGCAACACTATTAGAAGCAGAGCTAACTGATCGCCTTAAAGAAGTAGAGCGTGAGGTGCAAAAAACTTTTAGACCAAAACAAATAAAGACCGTATTGTTGCCCTACTTCACCAAGACAGGTGCTCTTTCTAAGATGGGCCTAATCCAGGGTTCAGATAAGAAAAGCCGTCTGACACAAGAAGAATATGAAGAACTTGCAACCAAGCGTAAGGCTGTACGCATTGAAGAAGTTCCTTTCAATCTTGGCTCACGCAAACAGATAGGTGAATATCTAATTGATTTTGGATGGAAGCCAAAGAGCTTTACTCCTACGGGCCAGCCTATTGTGGATGAGTCTACGCTTAGTAAGATCAAAGATATACCTGAAGCTACACTGATTGCTGAGTACCTTTTGCTTCAGAAGAGAATAGCACAAGTTAAGTCTTGGTTGAAGGAAGCACACGACGATGATCGTGTTCGGGGCTTTGTTAATCCTAATGGAACTATTACCGGACGCATGACGCACAACAGCCCCAACATGGCCCAAGTGCCTAGCCTTGCTTCTCCTTATGGCAAAGAATGCCGGGCTTGCTGGACAGTACCAGAAGGTTACAAGTTAGTAGGCGTTGATGCTAGTGGTCTTGAGCTAAGAATGCTTGCACACTATATGAAGGACGAGGACTTCAAAAATGAAATACTGCACGGAGACATACACTCAACTAACCAACGACTTGCAGGGCTTAAATCAAGAAATCAGGCAAAGACATTTATCTATGCACTCCTATACGGAGCAGGAGATGAAAAACTTGGCAGTGTGGTTGGAGGAAACAAGCGTGATGGTGCGAAACTTAGAAAGCGTTTCTTCGATAATCTCCCTGCATTTAAACATCTTAAAGACGCAGTTGGACGAGCGGCTTCAAAAGGTTTCCTCAAAGGACTAGATGGTCGTAAGCTATATGTTCGATCTGAACACGCTGCACTGAATACATTACTACAAAGTGCTGGCGCTATCGTTATGAAGCAAGCTATGATAAATCTTCATCAAGCTATCAAGCTTAATACTCTTGATGCACACTTTGTCTGTAACGTCCATGACGAGTGGCAGATAGAGGCTTTAGAAAAGCAGTCTGATTGTGTTGGTCAATTAGGTGTCGAGGCCATCCGAAAGGCGGGGGAAGAGTTAGAGCTTTTCTGTGAGCTTGATGGCGAGTACAAGATAGGAGACAACTGGAGTGAAACACATTGAACCACAACAGACTCCCTTATTTGATGACCTAGAAGAACCTGAAAAGCTAACTGAAAATCCTTTTTGTACCAGTCGTCTAGGAGACATTGCAGAATTTTATGCTGTTACTTGGCTATGGGATCAGGGCTATGAAGTTTTTATAAATCCTGGATCAACAGGCCCGATAGACATGGTTGCTTATAAAGATGGAAAGTGTATACTAATAGATGTAAAGACAATGGTTAGAGATCATAGAAAGCCTAACTGGTGGAGAAATGCTGGAGGCAGTCGAACAGAGTACCAAAAACAAATAGGCGTTGTATTATTAGGCTTTCACCCCAGCACAAGACAACTACATTGGATAAATCATAATGAAACTTGACACATTAATTGACGATATTTATGGACAGTTATCAGAACTGTCAAAAGGAAAAGAATTTAATTTATCAGAGGCTGATCTAGACTTTACTCTAGCTCGTATGAAAGATTCCATCATGGCTTGGGCTAGGCCATCAGCAAGAAACTCTGAATTTTCTCTGCGTATGTCTAATGTTGGTCGCCCTGCTAGACAGCTTTGGTATGACAAACATATCTCCGCTGAAAGTGCAGACCCCATGCCCTCTACCCAGATCAAGTTTTTGTACGGACATATATTAGAAGAAATACTTCTTATGCTTGTCCGGGCAGCAGGCCATAAAGTTACAGACGAACAGAAAGAAGTAGATGTTCGTGGAGTAACAGGCCATATTGATTGTAAGATAGATGGGGAAGTGGTCGATATAAAGACCGCATCTAAATTCTCGTTCAATAAGTTTCGTGAAGGGCGTCTTCGTGAGGATGATCCCTTTGGATATATGTCACAGCTTGCAGGCTACGAGGAGGCTGAGAAGTCCTCTGAAGGCGGCTTCCTTGTAATCAATAAAGAAAGCGGCGAGTTGTGTTTATATCGCCCAGAAGAGCTTGACAAGCCCAGCATAATCGCTAAAATACAGGACGCTAAAAAGTCTCTTAAACTATCAACACCTCCACCCAGGTGTTATGAGTCTGTACCTGATGGAAAGAAAGGCAACATGAAGTTACATCGTACTTGTGTATATTGTCCTTACAAGTTTGAGTGCTACAAAGATGCTAATAATGGTGCAGGGTTACGGGTGTTTAAGTACGCTAATGGACCAGCCTATTTTACTCACGTAGAAGTTGCACCAAGGGTGGAGGAAATTCATAATGAATCGACGCCTTTCTAAAAAAATAAATCAAAAATCAATTGACATATTCCTTGAGTGGTTGAGTAGTGTAGTATCAGAAGAGCAGGCGGCTCAGTTTGTACGAAAAAACTATAAAGAATATATACCTGATAACGCATACTACTATGTTCGCGGTTCACACAGAAATTCTTTATTCACTCCCCGCTGGATAAAAAGAAATTTAAAAAGAAAACTCAGGCAGAATCCATCTAAAATGCTAGACAGTTATTGTATGGCTGATTTAAAATGAAAGCCTTGACGCTGGAAGCGCTAATATTTTTTTGCGCCAAACAGTTAGCTGAAGAAGAAACAATAGATGACGATCTTTTACTTGAGTTATATGCTATATTGAAGATTCACTTTGAAGGAACACCAACAGTACATTGAAACCAAAAATAAAAAAGGGGTATAGAAAGGCGCGTGTAAAACGTCCTGTCGATAAAGCACCTATCCGTGGGTACGATTCTAATTGGGAGTATGAGTTACACTCAGGCATTCTCAATGAGTGGAAAATACACACGGAGAAAGCTGCATATGTTGTTGAACACACCTACCATCCAGACTTCATTCGCGAGATAGACGGAAAGAAAATCTATCTAGAGGCGAAGGGCCGCTTCTGGGATCACAACGAATATAACAAATATGTTTGGATAGCTAAGGCTCTTCCAAAAGACATTGAGTTGGTGTTCTTGTTTGCTGACCCTAATGCACCCATGCCTCAAGCAAAGCGTAGGAAGGACGGCACAAAGCGCAATCACGCTGAGTGGGCCTCTTCAAAAGGGTTCCGTTGGTTTTCTGAAGATAGTATTCCAGCCTCTTGGATAGACGCTTCAAAGAGGGAGAGCCTAAGCGATGATGAATGAGCGTAAACGTGAGCGGCTAGAAAAGTTTAGCCGACACAAAAGAAAGAAGTACGAAGAACGTGACGATGAAAAGTACAAGCCTATTAAGAAACGAAACAAATATAAACTAACTATAAATGACTTGAACGACATTGAAGAGTTGGAATGAAATCACCATGTACCAAAGTTTGTAAGATAGAAAATGGAGTGTGCATTGGGTGTGGAAGAAACCTAAACGAAATAAGTAACTGGTCTAAATACACAACCGAAGAAAGGAGTAAAATCATTGGACGCCTATCAACAATACATACACAAGAGTCGGTACGCCCGGTATCTTCCAAGCGAAGAACGCCGTGAAACCTGGAAAGAAACAGTAACACGTTACATTAAATATTGGGGAGATAAAATTAATGATGATGAACGTGTAGAGTTATATAAAGCTATACATGATTTAGAAGTCATGCCGTCTATGCGAGCCTTAATGACTGCTGGTGAAGCTTTAGATCGTGACAATGTAGCAGGATTTAATTGTAGTTATATTGCTATTGATAGTCCTCGCGCCTTTGACGAAATGATGTATGTACTTATGTGCGGTACAGGTGTTGGCTTCAGTGTCGAAGAACAATATGTTTCTAAACTTCCAGAGATCGCAGAGGATTTCCATGCAACAGATACAGTCATTCATGTGCCAGATTCAAAAATTGGATGGGCGAAATCGTTTAGGGAGTTGGTTTCGCTGCTGTATTCAGGTCAAATACCAGAATGGGATACAACTAGAGTTCGACCTGCGGGTGCCTCGCTTAAAACTTTTGGAGGTCGTGCAAGCGGCCCAGAACCTCTTGTTGAACTCTTCAAATTTACAGTTAGATTATTTAAAGGAGCGGCTGGACGAAGACTTACGCCCCTTGAATGCCACGATCTTTGCTGTAAAATCGCTCAAATAGTTGTTGTAGGTGGGGTAAGGCGTAGCGCCCTTATTAGCCTATCTGATCTTCAGGATGATGATATCCGACAAGCAAAGCACGGGGCTTGGTACAACACAGAACCGCAACGTGGCCTTGCAAATAATAGTGCCTGCTATACCAGCAAGCCGTCTTTTAATTTATTTAACAACGAATGGAGTAGCTTACATGAATCACAAAGTGGAGAACGAGGAATATTCAGCCGTGCGGCAAGTAAAAAACAAGCTGCAAGAAACGGTAGACGAGATAGTGAACGAGATTTCGGAACGAACCCATGCAGTGAAATCATCCTTAGACCAAATCAATTCTGCAACCTTTCAGAAGTTGTCGTCAGACCGGAAGATACGGCTGACAGTCTTAGGAGAAAAGTACGAATTGCGACTATCCTGGGTACTCTCCAAGCTACCCTAACAAACTTTCGTTATTTACGAGGTATTTGGAAAACCAATACAGAAGAAGAATCTTTGTTGGGTGTGAGCCTAACAGGTATTCTTGATAATCCTTTACTGACTCTTGAAAATGAAGACCTTGATTTGTTGCTCCAGGATCTACGTGATGTAGCTGTAGAAACAAATAAAGAGTGGTCAGAAAGATTGGGCATTCCTCAGAGCGCGGCTATTACTTGCGTTAAGCCTAGCGGTACGGTGTCACAACTGGTAGATTCTGCGTCAGGCATCCACGGACGCTATGCCCCTTTCTATATTCGACGGGTTCGGGCTGATGTACGAGATCCACTGTGCAAGGTCTTAGAAGACGCTGGAGTGCCTTGTGAAATGGATAACGTAGCGCCCAGTACTAAGGTATTCTCTTTCCCTAAAAAGGCTCCAGAGGACGCTGTGTTTGCTTCTGAGCAGACAGGGATGGAGCAGTTAGAACTGTGGGCGACATATCAAGAACACTGGTGTGAACACAAGCCTAGTATTACTGTGTACTATCGGGACTCTGACTTCCTTCAGATTGGTAATTGGGTATACAATAACTTTGATACCGTTTCTGGTATTAGTTTCTTACCGTATGACGAACACACATATGCTCAAGCACCATACGAGCAAATCACAGA